TTACTATCAACGACTTGACCAAGGGTCAGTACAGCGTTACCTGTCGGGCTGGCCCAAGTTTCAGGAACAAGCAGCAGGAAACCATTGAGACCATCATTGAGATTGCTAAGGTCGATCCGTCAATCATTGGCATGGCTGGGGACATCTTGCTCAACGCTATTCCAACCAGTGCAGCTACGCAGATTGGTGAGCGCAAGCGTCTCCAGATGATGTCACAGGGTCTGATACCGCAGTCGCAGATGACAGAGGAGGAGATGGCCCAGCAGCAGGCAGCAGCACAGGCACAGGGTCAGGGTCAGCAGCAAGACCCAGCCATGTTGTTGGCTCAGGCTGAGATGGCTAAGGCGCAAGCAGAGCAGATGAGAGCGCAGGTTGAGGTGCAGAAGTTGCAACTGGATACCGCGAAGATTCAGCTTGAGGCGCAGAAGATGCAGGCTAACCTACAGGCAGAGCAGGCATCACTTCAGTTAGATACCTTTAACGCTCAGACACAGAGAATGAATACCCAGATCAAGGCGCAGGAGGCAGGAGCCAAGATACAGAAGGAAACTGTGCAGACTGAAGGCATTCAGATTGATAACCAGATGAAAGTAGTGAGCGCACTTAATCCGTTCCGAGGTCGCATATGAATCCACTAGAAGGCATGACAATAATCATCCAGCAGGAAGAACCCTTCACTGCTAAGGCTAACCGAGAGAATCGTGCCAACGTCATTGAGAACTGGAAGTTTGGCCCAGAAGAAACGATCAGCGACAACACTGACTACTACCGCATGATGGCAAGGGCGTGGAGCATTAAGCCAGCAGAGGCTCGTAGGCAGATGTGTGGCAACTGCGAATACTTCAACAACTCACCAGAGAAGCTGGAGTACATTGAAGTAGTCCCAGAGGATGAGTATGACGCAGACGGCGGTGGTCGAGGCTACTGCGAGAAGTTTGAGTTTGTTTGCCACAACCTGCGAGTGTGTCAGGCGTGGGAAGAAAGAGAAGACGAAGGCGAGGAGGATTAATCATGGCGGAGTCAGCGTTAAGGCAGTTATTTGGTAAGCCTGAGCAGCAGACTCAGGAATCTCCATATATTGATCTATTGCGACAAAACAAAAGCAAAGACTTTGTAAATCGAATACTCAACCCTGGCACCTCGCCAGCTCCTGTTCAATTTGATGAGAACAACATTGCCACCCATCAGATGGCAGCAGAAGTAGACGAGAACGGCAATTGGTATGTGTTCCCAACAATCGTTAATCAGGGCGGCAAGCTGGTCTCAATGCCGCTTTACGATGCCTTTGATTACGCTAGGGAAACTGGCGAGTATATTCCGATGCCAGACATGGAGTCGGCAATAAATCTGTCAGAGAATTATAAAACCAAAGCCATGCAGGACTTTTATTCCAGACCTGTTCAGCGACCGCAGGTTCAGCAGCCCAGCAACCCATCAGCACTCAGAGCATTAGACCAAGCCTACATGATGGGAATGGGCCAAGGACCGGCGCCTGTTCGCGTGCCTAAGACCAGAGGCCAGACTACTGCTGATGTTCTGGGCGCTGCGTCAATCCCAATGTCTGCTGTGCCTATTGCTGGCGACATCACTGGACTGGCTGCTGATGCGGCTATGTACGCTGCCTATCCAGAAGAGAGGACGATGGGCAACTATCTGTTATCAGGTGTTGGCGTGCTGCCTTGGATAACTGGCGCTGCTGGAGCGAAAGCGATTAGGGATGCCGCGAAAGTAAGGCAGGTTGGTGCGGGGCCAATACCACAGGTGACCAGAGACTCGCCAATACTCTCAAGAGTTGGAGATGCAGATTCTGTCAACTCACTGGCTGTAGAGTTCAGCGAACCAGCCCTGAGACAAGTTCCTATTGCTAGGGCCGAGGACTTGATTGACCGAGGGTATTACACGGGGATTACAGATACCAGTCGATCTGGATTAGATGTTGTGAAATCAGTCGATGGGGTTCCAGTAAGCTCCGAGATGAGAGGCGGTACTTTCTGGGGCTTTCAAGACGAGCAGCTAGGCAGAGGCCATGCTTTCTCTTCCGCAGAGACGGCGGTTGCTGGACAGCTCAACAGGGCAGAACTTGCGCTAGAAAAAAGCCCAAGAAAAGATGGTGCTGTATTTGTTCCTCATGGAATGATCCCTGGTTCTAGCTCTGACTTCGCAACGCAATCAGCGGACATTGCTGTCCCTTACGCGCAGCAGGTATTGAGCAGCGCAGACAAGCAAGCCCTAGACCTTAGAATTAGGAATGGTAAAGGGAAAAAGTACGAGGCAATACCAGATTGGCCTGGTATCGATAATGCGAGTCCTCAATACCTAAAGTCCATTGGCGGCAGGCGCAAAGAGGTTCTGTACGCGCTAGATGAATTCAGAGATGCTGGAGCATTGAGCATATCGCAGATCAGGGCCATCGTTACTGATCCACAGCAAATGGATGCGCCTTGGGGATCGGTCAATTCTTTTTACCTGATGGACCCTGACTTTTATGCTAAAGGGAAAAAAGTATTTGGAGACAGTTCGCACCCTGCATATGCGGCGGCAAAATTCGGAAGGCCGCTTGGTGCATCAACTGAAGGGTTCAACATTCTGAATCTAGACCCGTCAATTGGAACTAGGCAGCTTGGAGAGGTCAACTTCTATGATGAGATGGCTAGGCGAGCAGACATTGCAAAACAGAATTTAGACGCTGCCCTGCTATCAGGAGACAGCAGAAGTATAGGAGCAGCCAGAAGCGCCCTTCAGGGCTATGACTTTGGAAACTTTGGGGGCGGAAGCGGCGCTGGATCATCAATACAGGCAACGCTGAAGGCTGGAGGACAGGGGGTGTTTACAAGGGACACTATCGACGAGATGGTTCGTCTAGGGCTAATCTTACCTTGACTAGGCGCTCTTGAGCCTTCCCTGTGACGCCTTCAATATCAAGGTGTGCGCGGAGGGTTCCTACGTCCCAAGATGCCGGATCAGCAGTGATAACTTCAACCCACAGCGAGTGGTCAGTGATAGGTCTGTCTTTAATAGTTTTCATGCCGTGATTATAGCACAAATAACAACGCAGTTTTGAGGTAACTCATGCCAATGCCACAGTCAGCACTCAGACAGTTTACTCCCCAGTCAGCAGAGCCTGCTGTACGCTCCTACAATCCATTCAACCCTGCGTTCAGGGAGACGATGAGATCAGGCATCACAGACCTTCTAGGAGGTCGAGCAATGGGCGGCACTCCTTCGCAGCGATACAGGGCTGGCATGGCTGATATGCTCACGGGTGCTGTGGACTTTGTGCCAAGTGTTGGTGAGGCTGTAGGCGTGGCTGACACTGTGCAAGCTGCAAGGGGCGGGAACTACGGTACTGCTGCCATCCTTGGTGGGGCGACAGCTCTGGGGATGGTGCCTGTGGTGGGGGATGCCGCGAGTGGAGCTATAAAGAAAGCGGCCAATTTGATCAACGTGCAGGGAAAAGACATTCCAGTGCGAAGACCATCAGACAACATAAATAATGTAATGAACTCAAATTTTGAATATCCAAAAGTTATTGGTAATCAAACCCTTAACATTAACGATGTCTATGGAGGAGTTAGGTTTGATAACAATGAAACCCAAAGAGTTAAGGAGTTGTCTGGAAGAATTACTGGCGAAAATGGCTATATAAGCAGAATAATTGTTGACCAGGACAATAATGTTGTCGAGGGGCAGCACAGGTTAGAGGCGCTGCGTCAGCTAGGCGCAAGTGAAATCCCTGTTTACAAAATAGAGGATTTATCTATAACACTGCCGGTTCGTGCAATGGAAAATGCAATAAATGGTGCTGGAGTAATTCATTCAGATAATGTGAATCAGATAATGCAGTACGCATTAGAAAACATTTCAGAGTACGGAGTAGAGGGCGCGAGAGACTTTGATTTTGGAAAATTCCAAAAATACTATGACGCAGCACTAGATGTTGCCGCAACCAGCCCACTATAAGGCCCCCTCGATATGTCAAAGCGCAGCCAGATTAGCGAATCTCGCCACTTGTTGTAGATTCTCGCCAATACTGCTACATTGTACACAGGCCACCAGACCTTTTCTGGGCATCTCACCTATAAGGGCAAATTATGACGCAACCAGGCGACTACGAGTTTGATGACACTCCTGATGAGGAGCAAATTGAAACGCAGGAGGCTGAAGATCAGCCAGACGTTGAAACTGATGTCGAGGATGATTCCGAATCGTCAGAGGATAGTGGGGAGACTCACGATAAACCTATCTTCACCGAGGCGCAGCAAAAGGTCTTCGATGACGCAATTGGAAAGAAGGTATTCAAGCTCCGTGAAAAAGAGCGTGAGGCCGAACAGCTCCGAAAGCGACTAGAAGAACTTGAGCAGCCACAAACTCGGTCGCGGCCACAGGTGCCAGCTTTGCCCGATCCGTTCGCTTTGTCCGACGAGGAATACAAGCGGCAGATCATGCACAGAGAGCAGGCACTTATATCCGCTGCTGCCTATGATGCCCAAGCGCAGATGTTGCAACGGCAGCAAATGCAATTGGCTCAGGAGGCAGAGCAAAAGCAGCAGGAAGTATTGGTTGAGAAGGTCCAAAGCTACGCTCAGAGGGCTAAAACCCTTGGAGTGAAAGCAGAGGAGCTTCAAGCAGCAGGCTCGATTGTAGGTCAGTTTGGAATTGATGATTCGCTGGTGCAGTACATCCTTGAGGATGATCACGGCCCGTTAATCACCAAGTATCTGTCCCAGAACGTCACGGAATTGGACGCGCTGAGACACTTACACCCAACGATGGCCGCAGTCAGGATTGCTACTTTGATCAAGCAGAAGGCTGTAGCCCTGAAACCAAAATACACTAACGCTCCTGATCCCGTTCGACGACCAATGCCATCTAGCGCACAGGTCAAACCGAAAGGGCCGAAGGGGGCAACATTTGAATAGGTGAGCTAAATGCCCAACAATCTTAATAGTAACGTTACCCGTAAAGTCGCCCGTGTATTCCTCGATGCCTTCGAGAACTCACGGGTTATCACAAAGACAGTTGATACCCAGCTTCTGGCTGACAAGTTCAACCCGTCATCTGGTTCCACTGTGGACTTCAAGCGTCCACATGACTACAACACCATCCGTACTTCTGGCGGTGACATCTCCGCCTCTACCAAGAGCGCAATCATTGCTGGTAAGGCTACTGGTACTGTACAGAACTACTTCACTGCTGCTACCGAATGGGGCAACGTGGAAGAGGCTCTGCAACTTGACCAGTTGGAAGATATCCTTGCTCCGATGGCTCGGCGTATCGTGACCGACTTGGAAGTAGACTTTGCATCATTCATGCTGAAGAACTCTTCCCTGCGTTATGGTACTCACGGCACTGCGGTAGATGCATGGTCTGACGTAGCTGGTGCTGGCGCAACGATGGATGCCATTGGTATTGATCCAAGCACTGAGCGTTTCTACCTGATGAACCCATTCACTGTAGCAACACTGGCAAGCGCACAGTCTGGCCTGAATGCTGGTGACAGCTTGGTTCGTACAGCGTGGGAAAATGCCCAGATCAGCACCAACTTTGGTGGCCTGCGAGCATTGAGCGCAACCACAATGGCGAGCTTTACATCAAGCTCTGGTGCAGATCGCGCTGGTACTTTGTCATCTGCTCCTGACGCAACGTATGTCACTGCGAAAGACACAATGACTCAGTCGCTGGCTGTTACTGCTTTCCAAGCCAACATGGTTGTGAAGGCTGGTGAACTGGTAACCATTGCTAACGTCAACCGTCTGAATCTGGCTACTCGCCAGCCTATGGTCAGTGCCACTGGTGCTAACGTAGCGTGGACTGGTGTAGTGACTGCTGATGTGACTCTGGGTGCATCAGGCGAAGGCACACTGGTAGTTGCTGGCCCTGCAATCTATGAGGCCAACGGCCAGTACAACACTGTGACTGCTGCTCCTGCTTCAGGTGCTGTGATCACAATCGTGTCTGCCACTGCAACTCTGTACCAGCCCAACCTGTTCTACGCCAAGCAAGCGTTTGGCATGGGAACTGTTAAGCTGCCTAAGCTCTACTCGACTGATACTGTTGCAACTACCTCTGACGGTATGAGCATACGCATCAGCAAATACTCATCAGGTGATGCTAACAGCCAGAAGATTCGTTTTGACCTTCTGCCTGCCTACGCATGTTTCAACCCGATGATGTCCGGTCAGGGTTTCGGTGTAGCGTAACGATGTAAAGATGGCGCACTCCTGTTAAGCAGTCGGGAGTGCGTTAACTTTAACCAACCTGCCGGTGACCTATGGCAAAAGCTAAAGACCCAAGACTTGAAAGGGCTGGCGTAGAGGGCTTTAACAAGCCAAAACGCACACCAAGCCATCCAACCAAATCCCATGTTGTTGTTGCCAAAGAAGGCGACACAATTAAAACAATTCGTTTCGGTCAACAAGGCGTAAGTGGTTCCCCTAAAAAAGAAGGCGAATCTGACGCAGATAAGGCTAGACGAAAATCATTCATGGCAAGACATCGTGCTAACATAGCGAAAGGCAAAATGTCGGCAGCTTTCTGGGCTGCAAAGGAGAAATGGTGAGTACAAGTATCTGGATTAAGCCAAGCGGTGTAGAGTTAGAAGTTGACGAGGGTAGTGCTGATCTTGCCACCAGCATGGGCTGGAAGCGCAAAGAGGCGGCACAAGATGCCCCACAGGCAGAAGAGCCAAAGCGCAAGGGTCGGCCAAAGGTGCAGAAATGAAAGGTCTCTACGCTAACATTCAGGCTAAGAGAAAGCGCATCAAAGAAGGCTCGAAAGAGAAAATGAGAAAGCCTGGCACTAAGGGCGCACCAACGGCCAAGGCGTTTAAGGCTGCGGCTAAAACTGCACAACCGACTTACGAGTGACATCATGGCAACAGTGGCACAGGTAGCAAAGGCATCACTACAGGCAATTCTGGTTCAGGCATCAGAGGCTCCGCTTGAGGCTGATGAGTATCAAGACTTTATCTTTGCCATGAACAACTACATGAGCTCACTTGCGGCTAAGGGTTTGAACCTTGGGTATACGGCGGTGAGTGATTTGGGTGACGAGGTTACTGTTCCAGCAGGCGCATTGACCGGCATCATTGCTAACATGGCAATCCAGTCTGTTCCGTACTACGGTGGTGTCGTTACTCCTGAGCTTGCCCTGACTGCGCGTGAGGGTATGCAGGCAATGCGTCATCTGGGTCAGATCATTATTCCTACTCGCTTGCCCAATACTCTGCCTGTTGGCTCTGGCAACGAGGACAACCAGTTCGGTAACGGTCTGCACTTCTACGCAGAGAGCGAACCGGCAATCCTTACAGAAGTTAATGGCTCGATTGCACTAGAGGTATCGACAAATGGTTGAGCGCAGTTATGGTGTAAGACAGTCTGAGTTTGTTCAGCAGACAAGCATTCTGGCGGGATCGTCCTTTGGGTTCTTTAACAACGGCTACAACTACCAGATCACCTACGCCAATTTTCTTAATGGCTTAGGTGTTACTGGCACGATTTCACAAGTAGGCGATGTTACTGGTGTGCCTGTTCTTGACATATCAGGTGTGAATAACTACATCCGTAACCTTGAGGAAGGCTCAGGCATATCACTGAATTTGAGCGCAGAGGACGGGATTGAGATTTCGCACAACTTTACCATTGACTCGGTTGGTGAACCAATCGTGCAGAACGGTGGTGCGGCTAGTCCTACATTTGTGTCCATTGAGGGCGGTGAAGGTATTGGGGTCACAACAACAGGTACGCGGGTTGTTATCTCATCAACAGAGACCTTGAGCTTTGCTACAATCACAATGGCTGGCAACTCAACCGCAACAACGATTGCCTCAACAGCAACTGCGGTCAAGGCTGCTGGTACGTTTGTGGTTGGAGATGTTTCATCAAACTTCACCGGCGCAACCTCTGGACGAATCACACACACTGGCCCACAAAGTCGTCATGTGATTAACGCTTTAGTAACTTTAGACGCTGCAAGCGGCAGCAACCATCTGCTATCAATATTTATCGCGGTCAACGGTGCAATAGTATCCACTAAGATGACTGACACTGTTTCATCTGGTCTACCAAGAGCAATAGCAACCTTTGCCAACATTGTTCTAGACACAGATGACTATGTGGAAATATTCGTAAGAAATGAATCAACAACAACCAGCGTGATTGCTGTTAACGCAGTCTTGAGCATACTCTGATGCCAGCACTACCAATCACCAACGGGTTCTACACCAGCCCATCTTTGCCACTGAGCGCACAAGAGTGTCTGAACTGGTATCCAAATATCAGCGAGGCTCCTGCACTGAGTCCTGAGAACTTGTTTGGTACGCCTGGTATCGTGAATCTGGTTTCATCAGGAACCATTGAGAACCAGAACCGTGGTATGCATGAGATGGCTGGTGTCGCCTATGCGGTCAATGGTGACAAGCTATACAAGGTGGTTGAGACTATTACGGGCGGTGTTGCAACGTACAGCCTGACCACTCTGGGAACGGTTACAGGCACTGCTAGAGTATCAATGGCCGACAACGGCACTCAGTTGATGGTGTTAGTGCCAGGCGGGGATGGCTTTATCTACAACCATGTTACCGATGTCTTTGCCCAGATCACTGATACCGACTTTGACGCTAACGGCAATCCTCAGTTTGTGGTGTTTGTGGATAGCTACTTTGTCTGCACAACCGACACTAAGAAGTTTATCTGCTCTGCTCCCAACGATGGCTTGAGTTATAACGCGCTGGACTTTGGTACTGCTGAGTCTGACCCAGACATCACTGTTGCTCCGATTGTGTTTAAGAACCAGTTGTTTATCAGCGGATCGCAGACGATTGAAGCATTTCAGAACGTGGGCGGCACTGACTTTCCTTTCCAGCGAACGGGCTTGTTCTTGCAGAAGGGTGTTTATGCTCCCTACTCACTGATCAGCGCACAGGATACCTTTGTGTGGGTGGGCGGTGGCGAGAATGAAGGGCCATCCATCTGGGCGTTAAGCGGTAACGACACAGCCAAGATCAGCACAACACCCATTGATAACCTTCTCCAGAAACTGACTCTGGCTCAGATTGAGGGTATCTATGCGTGGGGCTACTCGCAGAACGGTGCTTACTTCATTGGGTTCACTTTACCGACAACAACCCTTTGTTTTGATATGACCACAAAGCGATGGCATGAGAGGCGATCACTGCTTGAGGGTGAACTGTCAAGGTATCGAGTTACTGCAATCTGCAAGGCATATAACCAGATACTGTGTGGCGACTTTGTTGAC